GCAACAACTGTTAACGTGTTACCACCCGCTGTATAACCCGTACCAGATACTTCGTTTGTTGTTGCATACGCTGTTGTAGCCGCACTTAACGTAGCTGAGCTTGTATACAAAGCGATCTTAAATGTTTGTGACGTATCACCACTAAAGTCCATTTCCCCATCGAGAAGGGCTTTTTTGAAAGACGTGCACATTGCTTGAGTGATTGCCATTTATAACCTCCTATCCTACTTCCATTCTAAACTGCCCGGAACGGTAAGTGTCTCCACGAAGTTTGCCATCGCCAAGCGTTTTTAACAGTTGTAACGCTTGAACATACATGCGTTCATACACTTGAACCATGTCTGGTTCACCCTTCATAAACCTTAACGCTTCTAATAACGCACCGTTAAGTAGAGCAGAATCAAACTCGTCCCCAAGCCATGTAGTACTAGCAGTAACAATGGACTCAGGGTAGTACCCGTAATGTAGCTCCATTGTGTAGTTACTGTTTGGGGTAGGCCCAAGGATAATTGAGTCATCGTCAAAGTAAGCATAATGTTTTGGCATACCCGTAGATGTCGGCGTGGGGTAAGCCTCTCTAATAAAGTTAACATCCTTGTTTAACAAGAAATGATACTCTCCACTACTGTCTACAACCGCGAGGCTATAGGTGTAAAGAAAGTCAGATGGAGCGCCTAAGTACTTATTACCAGATGTTAACGTGCCTGTAACATTACGTCGTAACGCAGGAATCTGAACAGTGTTGTATATTTTTTGCTCAGCCTGCTTAGTAAACATGGCGAGCTGATCTGCGGTGAACGCATTCTCCGTAATATCTTCTATATTTGCAGTCAGCTCACTATAGTTCATCGCTTACCCCATAGGTCCACGGGCGTACAACCCTTTTGTTGCAGCGCCAGTACCACGTACTTTAACGCCACCTTTTTTCGTTTTATTAGCGGGTTTTTTAGTTTTCTTACGCATAGTACTACTCCTATGTAATTTGTACTGTAACTTGCCCTACAAATCCAGTCCCGACCGTTCCCCCACTATCCTCTGCGCTACGCACAGGAATAATTTGCGCACGGCTAGCTGCAAATTGATTAGAGTCCGGTCTTGGGTCTTGTAATGCCTGTGGGTCATGGACCGGGGTTTCCCCCAGATTCAACTGTGGATTATCTGGACTCCAACATTCAGGACAGGCTTTAATGTTCGTATCTCGGTTTTTACGCACCAAATTACGAAGTTCACGAAGGCGGTAAGTAAACCCGCACACATCACAAACCCCGAGAGCTTTTTGGCTTGATGCGAACCTAGTCCCCATGTTAAATCCTCGCTACACGAGGTACAAAACGAGCGGGGGTTTTTTCCCTATCTTCACCTGCGGCTATCTGAAACTGCTCTTCATATACTTGTTTGAGAAGCGATACTCGCTCTACAAGTTCTGGTTCTTTTAACGCAATATTGTACGCCAAACCGGCAACAAGACAGGGCAAAAACCTGTAATTCATATCCGCAGTTTCAACGCCATCACCAGCGTCCTGTATACGCCGCATACGCCAATAGCGAAATATGTAGTCATTTGTGTCAGGAACAGGCCAAAAATTGACCTTGGGGTTGTCACGTAGCCTCTCGATCCAAACTTGAATGGGCCTACCACGTGATAACTTGTTCGGGATCGAAGCGTAAGTACTTACGCTGATACGAGTTATAGTAAGATCAGATTGTGTTGATTGATTGCCCTGCCCTGTACGTATTACTTGTTCCAACAAATCAATCGTATCTGCGGGTAAATCATACTCGGATGTACCTGCTGTTAAAGTTACAGAGCCTTCATCAATAGTCCAAAGATTTATGCCACGATTTTGCCACTCAATCGTCAAAAGATTCATGGAACGTCGTGCGGTACGTAGGTCGTAACCCGACCGCATTTCACGACCAGCACGTTCCCACGCTTCTTCAGCGATTTCCGTGAAGTCCATATCAAATGCGGTTGTACCTGATGTTGCCATGCTATCCCTTTACGTATACAAAGTTTTCTTTCGTCTATCTTCCATTACAACCCCGCAGCCGCGTGCTATCGCTCGTTTCCGCCTAGCAAGCCCACCGTTGTCAAATTTAACCTCAGCCTTCTTGGTGTTCTTAACTACTGTCTTGCCCTTGCTACCTTCTCGCTTCTTCTTTTTTGCAGTAGAAGCGCGTTCTTTTTTTGAGAGACTCTGAGCCTTGCTCCGTGGTAGACATCGGTCTGGATTCTTTTTGTCTTTAGAAGTGCCGCACTCACCTTTAATCTTCCCATCGGTACCGATGCGAACCCATTGTTGATCACGCCATTTCTTTAACTCGCCCATTACTTCTTCGCTTTTTTACCCTTCGCGCCTTTAGCGTAGTTTGGGTCTTTGCAATACTTGGACGCAGCCATGTTTGCGTAAGCGGACGGGTATGTGTCAAAGGTGCGTTTTGCCCACGCTTTACCTTTAGCACATATTTTACCACCCGATTTATAATAACGTCTCATCGTATTTTTACTGGGCGAACGCCTTTACGAGCTATACCAGCACCTCTGACTTTACCGCCCTTTTTATAATTAAACCCACCCTTTAATAAACTAGGGTTAGCTAAAGCACGTTCTCTATTTTGGTTTATTCTTTTGTCGTTATCTTCTTTCTCTTTTTCTTGTCTGGCTAGACGGTCTTTACTAGGGTCACCGTAGATAGTTCTCTCATAATCAATACGCCTTTGAAGTGCTTCAAGCGAAGGTTTTATGGATAATGGCGCTCTTTCTCCAGTGGCGGTGGCATAACGCGCCCCGTCTGCTGGGTGCCTAAAGTACCTCGCCCTACGTTTCTCAGCGGCTTCTCTCGCGGCTTCTTTCGCGTTGGCGTATTCTTCTTGTTCTTCTTGCTTCTTCTTTTTTGCAGTAGAAGCGCGTTTTTCCGGAGTGGGATATCTTATTCTAGGCATATCTGACTCCTATACTATCTTAGCGGGGCGAACGCCTTTACGTGCAATACCTGCTCCGCGTACCTTACCGCCTTTCTTGTACCCCTTGGTCATCATCTTAGCGCCAGACTGCTTCTTCTTTTTCTTCATAGGCATGGCTTCTTCTAGCAAACCGCCCATACTCATTTGCTTGACCTTACCGCCTGCTTTCATGTCACCAACGCCATCAGCAGCAAACTCAGGAATCATTTTTCCTGTTTTAGGGTCTTTTACCATTGGCATCTTGCCACCGGCTCTATAGCCTTTAGTCTTCATCTTCATGATCTATCTCCGCATAGAGGTTATCGAATACTTGGTTTACATCAAGCGTGTAATCTAAGTCAGATTTACTGTAGTGAATGTGTTGTGACGGCCTAAAATCAGGAGCGCCTATTCCCATCTCAAACCATGCGGGGTGGGATACCCGAACACGGTTATTTGGAAGGGCAACAATATTGCCTGTCCAATTATCTGCATCTAGCAACTCAAGCACATGGGCTTGTTTGTGTTGCGCAGGGTCATCCGCAATCTCGGAGTCAGTATAATCAACGGTAAAATAATACTTTGCTGGGTATAACCTACCGTCAATTTTTGCCATCCACGGACAGGGAGAGCAACGTTCAAGGACATACACACTATGTGTTCTTGAGGCGCAGTCCCAAGGTTGCGCTGCCCAAACGGGCATAGGGTCAGGCCACTCTTCGAGCGGTGTATCTCCTACAAGCGCAGTTATGGGCATTCTTGCCCACATTGCCCCGCCATGCGGGTTTGGCTCATCGGTGTCGTATGTCTCAGCACCTGTAAAAACCATCTGAAAAGAAAGACATCGTTTTGGGACAGTAGTTACCGCAATAGCCATAGCGTGCAAAAACTCACCATGATATTTCTCATGGTTATGCGTGTATTCTCTACGTACCCAACACTTAAAATACGGTATGTTGGACTGTAAGTATGCCAATTTAACATCTCCATCTTTTTCGCGCCTGTCGCAGCCTTGAATTGGGGTCTTTTGCTGCTTTAGGGAATTTTTTCATCTGCCCCGCTGAACGTGCGCAGAAAGACTTTCTACGCTTCGCCCGTTTGCCCGTAGGACTTTTCTCGGTAACCGCCGTCTGCAATTTGCTTCCGGGGTTCTGTCGTCTGTACTTCGCAACGCCTTTCTTTGTCATTCCAGCGCCGGATTTAGTGGGGCGTTTATCCCCACTTTTTACAGACATGCCAGCCATACCACCCTTCTTGAAGGAAGGACAACTATCAGCTTGCTTTTTGTAGTACCTACGCAAGATTACTAGCCAAACTTCTTACGTAAATACATTATGACGGTGTAGGTATCACCACTGCTGGCACCGACTGTGGTGAACTTTATGTCCCCCGTTTTGCCAGTTCCTGCATTGTTAACTAACCCACCAAATATAGAGTAGTCGTGATCTCCGCTTTGGTTTTCACCTAACTCTATTGCCATAACATCTGTATCTGCATCAAATAAGATGCGGACTTTCATGCCTATGCACTGCCACCATATACGATCTATATTTACATCAGTACAAGACAATCCAGTGCGTGAATCTGCTTCTAACGCACTCACATCTATTTTAGTAACAGCAGATTCGCCAGTACCATCAGAGATGTTTGTTAGTTTGATAGCCACATAAGATGACCCATCAACTATTGTTTGGGAAGCTACTGCATCAGCCATAACCGCCTCCTATTACTGATCAGCAAAAGCTGGAGCAGTGGTGCTCGTAACATTTCCAAAAATTTGATAGTTAGTTGTGTTCAGCCCCATGATAGTGACATCAAAACCAGCAGGTACATTAAATTGAATGCTGCTATTAGAGTTACCGTCAGAGAAAACGCTGCTAACTTCGTTACCATCCGTGTCTAGGAATGTCACGCCACCGATGTAGAAATTAGTATTTCCGGGGGTGATGACAAGCGCATCTGTCGCATCAGCCGCACCACCAGCGTAAACAAACCTAAACATAGAACCAGCAATAGGCGCTGGCAACGTATAGGTATTGTCCTGTCCACCATCTGGGACAAGCAGAATCCTGCCACTGTGCGTTGCGTTGGTTAGAGTTACGTTTCCGTCAGACAGACTAACAGGACCGTCACCTAATGTTGCAATCTCAGTGACTGCTCCAGTGGTCGAGTTTTTGCTAATTGTCTTAAAGGTACTTTCAGAGCGAACCGCACCTGAAAAGGTTGTATTAGCCATTGTGATCTCCTGTCTTGGCTAGTGTCAGACGCGGGATGCGCCTGTCAGGGATATGAGTTTTATACAGTAGAAAAAGAAAAGGGGCAACAAGTGCCCCTTTCATTCATTAAGCACCGGGTGAACCGAAAATACCTAATGGGTCACTCACACCAAATGAGTAACGCTCTCTGGCTTTATAACGCGAGTTACCAGTATCGAAATCAGCATCCATAGAGGTGCTCATTGGGGTACGAGTAAAATGCTTCAAACCGTTAGGAACGTCAGTCATCAAGAACCAAGCGTCGGTATCAGTCAGATAATGGTTAACTGCGTAACCTTCTGGGATAGAACCATTGTTGCGAATCGCATTCAGGTCATTATCCGCAGTTCCAACACGACCTTCGGTTTCTAGCAAACGAGTTGCTACGAACTGAAGATTAGGTGGAATTACCAACTTACGAGGCTTGGCAGCAATCAAAAGGCCACGCTCATCCGTCCAACCAGCGATCTGAATAACGGCAGCTTCAAGAGAAGTTTCGTTAAGATCAGCAGCAGTGCTGGGTTCGTTTGAGTTAGTGCCCCCGCTTACCAATGGGTGGTCAGTAGCACAAAGCTCCTTTCCGTCACCATAGGTCGTACCTGAATCAAACGCGTTGTTCAGGATAGCGGCTGCTTTAACCTGCTTAGTATACGCCATAGCGCGAGCAAGAGCCTTGGTGTAACGAGCAGACAATGAGTCATACAGGTTATCTTCAATGGCTTCCTCGGTAATAGCGAAGCCCATTGCCACGGTCTCGTGCGTATAGCGTGCAGTCCATGCTTCTTGAGCATTGTCATACTCAATTGCAGCGCCTTCATCTTTAACAGGTGCTGCTGAGAAACCGGACAGCTTGGTTTCTTCTTCAAACGAGCGATCTGAAGATTCGTTTTCGTAAATTTCGGTGTGCTCTTCACCGTATTTTGCGTACTCCATTCCAAACAGCGCGTTCAGGCCGGGAAGGAGTTCTTTAAGTAGCTGGGCGCGTGAAATTGCCATGCCTTATATCTCCTTATACGCCTGTGGTGTTGTCGTACTGATGACCTGCGTTCCATTTAACGTAAGCCTCAGTAAAACCACCAGATGCGTTTTTGGTTTCCTCAACCAGTCCGACAATACGGAAAGGTAGTGTTGCAGTTGTTGCAGACGAATCTGAGATTGCACCACGAGAATTACCCGAAGTTGAATCACCAGTGTTATCTACACCTGCGACGTTTGCACCGATGTCAGTCAGAGCAAGATCGCCAATGGTTGTACCAGAGGATACAACAGCGGCCTTAAACAAAAGGTCAGTTGCATCAGCTACATACGCTTCGATATCAGAAGCCACAGTGCTCGCAGGATAAGACTGACGAAACACTTTGTACTTCAGATTTGGGTCGGTGTATGTACAACCAAGAAAGACACCAACAGGTGTCATAGCAGCGTCAAACGTATCACGCTCAACGGTGCCTCCGGTAACCAATTTTACAGCGTCTCCGTAAAAAATAGCGGTAGCATAGCCACTTGCAATTTGAAAGTGACGAGTTACGCCCACGAAAGGAGAGCCGCTCAACAGTTTTACCGGAACTAGGCCATAAGGCCCGTCTACAGTAGGATAAGCCATTTTTAGCTCCTATTAAGTTCCGTTACCAAAAGTAACCTTCGTTTTTCTCTCGTTAAAGAGAGGCATACGAGGGTCGTTTTCTCGCATGAGGTTGTTGTCAACGGACTGCATCTGCGAACGTGTTTGCTGTTGATAGTAGTCATTACGTTCATCGACGAGTTCTGCTGGAGCTTTACAGAGCAATAGACCACCAATGACTACATTGTCTTTGAATCTATCGTTTTCGATAGTAACCAATGTAATTTCTGGATGATCTGTCGCCTTTACAGGCTCCCAACCTTCACGCAGTTTGGAGGAAACATTTGTGGCATCAACAGTACCTAACGAACTCACTCTAACCCAACGAAATTCATAACCCGGCTCGGGATTTGGTGACGGTAACACCTCTGGGCGCTGCCAAGCCTTTTTACGGGTCGTTTTTTCACGAGTTTTGTGTTCTCGATTTATATGGTTTTCAGCCATTTTCTTTCCTCATATCTAATGCAACCTGTTTGGCGTACTGTTCAGGGGTAAGACCTAAACGCTTTGATAAAGTAAGTTGTGTTTGCGTAAGCCTAATTTTTCTAGGCGCTGTGCTCCGCGTAGCGGGGGCAACCACATTCGACTTTCTCTTTTGTTTACGTTCTACCTCCGGTTCATCCTCGAAGTTCTCGGGGAATAACTGTCGCATACGAGTATCAATTCGCTCGTAGTATTCATCAGTCTGAGGGCTTATGCCTTCTTCATCGACAAGTTTTTTGTGCAACCCCAGAGCATAACTTGTCATCTCTATGTCTTTATTGAACCAAGGATTAGCTTCTTGCCAAGCTAAACCCCTTTCGTCAACTCGAACAGGCTCTGGGGCGGATTCTGCGGCAACCTTATCAGGATTTTCCTCGTTCTGTAAAGCTGGTAACTTGAAATTATTTAGCCTGTCAGCCTTAATCTTAGCATTCGTTAGGCTTTCTTGCGCTTCAAGAACTTTATCTGAGTCTCCAGCCTCATACGCGTCTTTGTACAGTTTTTTAGCACTTTCTAACTCTGTAACCGCGCTTCTTTTAGCTTGTTCAAGCAGTGCTGTCTGATTTTTATTTACGTCAGCTTTAAGGTTTTTATTCTCTTCCACAAGTTGGTGAGAAAACCTTTCCAACTCCTCACGCTCTCGCTGAGCTTGTTCTTTAGCCCTGCGTTCGTCGTGATAGCCCTTGCTAAAATGTTGGATACGTTTTCGGACTTTCTCCGAATAGTCTTCCAACTCTTCGTCAGTAACGTCTTCAGGTGGCTCAGATGGTTTACGATTGCGATCCGCTTTGGGCGTGTCGTCAACCACTTCAATTTCAACGTTATCGTCGTCGTTATCCATTTCGTCTTCAACGACAGTATCAAGTTCCTCAACTTTCTTACCACCTATGTTTACCTCTTGTGCACTGGAAGGCTCAACGTCTATGACAACATCTTCTTTTTCTTGATCCCCATCGGGAAAATCAAATTCTACTTTCTGAAATGGCATGAGTTATCTCCTATACTGCCATGACCCCACGGGGATCGGGAATTACGGCTTCAATAGAATCGTCGTTCATCAAACGAAACTCTTTGCCATTTACCTTAAAACGTGTGCCCGTATTCATACGAAACATCACATAATCACCCGTTTTGCACCAAGGGCCTTCAGGGAACCTGTCTTTGTCACTGTAAGCATCAGCACCCATATCAATGACAACACCCATAATTGAAGTGATGTACTCTCTGTGCATAGCTTCAGTCGTTTTGAGCAGCGTGTTACCTTGGTAGTACTCTTCTATATCTGGTAGAGCAACAAGAACACGGTATCCAACAGGTTGAGGCAATTGTGCTTCTAAATCAGCTAACTCTTGCTCTGATGCATCAGGCATTTTTAATGTCTGAGGTTTAGTCATGGTCATCTTCCATAAAGGTACGCGAGAGGTCTTCAATGTGTTGTTTGCTGGTTTCAAGACCCCGAATTAAACCAACAACTTCTCTATAATTAGCGTAGTCCTTAG